TGGCTTCCACTGTCCTTCCCTGTCTAGCCCTTACGGGAGCTTACTCTGATCAGCAATGGACAGGTAGATGTCACATTGTCCAGCAGTGATACCCGCCGGACCACCCGTCCCCGCCGTCGTGAACGTTGCCACCATGGATTTGGTAGCGGTAGCCGTGGCATTCGTGAGGACCGGCAGCGTCGATGCCATCTGAATGGCACCCGCCGCCGTACAGGTGACAGCGGTGACGAAGGCGGCAACCGTAGTGGTCGTGCCAACGGCAAGTGTCGTCGCTCCCGTGATACCCGTGAAGGCAGTCGTCACGTTGATGAGGGCCTTGTCCACGAGCCACTTGGCCGGGAGGGCACCCAACGTAAACGTGACCGTGTCAGTCGCCCCCGTGGTGGTGACGGTTGAAAAGTCCGCGAAGTTGATCCGGAACTTGTTAGTGAATCCAAAAGACGCCTGTTCCTGTTCGGAAAGGATGCTTTTGTTCGATGAGGTGAGTGTTACAGCATTATCAGCCATGGTATATTATCTCCAGTTAAGGGTTAAGTCGTCGCGTTAAACTTGCCGAGCCCCTTGGGGTTCTTACACAGGAGGAGCATGGCTGCAGAGACAAAGCCCCGGCGACCACCACCTTGGTCTTCAAGCTCATCGGCCTGAACACCGAGCATGGTCCCGATCCCCACGAGCTGAGGGTCGATGACAAAGCCCGCACGCTGCTGGGCAGCAGTAACAGTGCTGGGGTCAGCACCGGTTACGAGCCCGTTGAACATGTCAGGGATAATAGCCACCGTATGAAAGTCGCCCTCGTAGAGGGTGACGTTCAAGGTGACCTTGTTCTCGTTAGCGTCCTGAGTGACGGTGTACGACTTTGCAGTCGTGGTACCTTCCTGACGCTGGAACAGCGAGATGGTCCGCTTGAGCGTTGGACCGGCAAACAAGGTGTAATTCCGGCGACCTCCATTGACTTGGAAAATCGACTGGAACACCGCATTGAACGAAGATTCCGTGAAGCCAGCCATGGAGGTGCTATCGATGGAGGCCGAAGGCGTGCGAAACAATGTGGGGACCGCATTGGTCGTCTGGGCCGTGGATTGGATCCACGAACCAAGGCCTCGGGTCACGTAAGGAACGACGCCGTTGTCGGCCTGCATGTCGTTACTAGACCCAACCGCCGCCTCGATGCTGCGTTTGACTTCACGCATCGCCTTGATCTTGGACTGGGCAACCTCCGAAGAGATACCAGCCGGATCCGAGGCCTCCTGAAGACGGGAGACCATCCACGGGCGACGGAACTGTTGAACGTAGTTGCCAAACCGGGCGCGGTTAGCGGACTCGTTGTTGAAGGCTTGGACATCCTGACCTTCGATGATGCCAGAGAAGTCGACCGCTGCGAGCGTGTCGGCCTGCCAAGTCTGGAAGGTGTTGGTGACCTTGGTGGTCTTAGCGAACGTGGAGGTTTTTGGGCAATCCTCGGGTTCGAGGATGGTCAAAAAATTCGTGAGGTCTTCACGATCTCCAGAAACATTATACGTTGTTGTAGAAGGCATTGTTATCTTTGGGTTGATTTCTCTCGATGTAACAGGAAGGCAACGGCTTCACTCGCCGAGATTGCGCCTTTCTTCATCAACTCACCTCTCTGTGCTGCTATGGCTGCCCTTGCTGTTGAGCCTGATGCCCCCCTGTTGGTAGGGGCCCCTGAAGATACCACTGTCTGGTCTCCTGCAGGTTTTGCTACGGGAGGGGCTTTCGGCTTTGCAACGGGGGTCGACTTGGCAGCTACTCGGGCTTCGACAGCCTTTTTGCCTTCGATGACCAATCCGACGATGTAGTCAGCGTTTGCCCTTTCCCGAAGCCATGGGTTCTCGCGATATGCGGCCACCGCAAGTTGGTAATCCGGAGAACTCTTATCCTGAAGGAACGGAAATAACGTCACAGCTTGCTGTGACATTTCAGACCGTTGCCTAAGGAACGTCTTGCGAGCTGGGATCTCGTCCTCCAAGGCGACCTCGGCTGCCCGAATGATAGCCTTCAAACGTGGTTTGTCATAAACCTCGCCATTGATCTGGATGCCTTCATCAGTGAAGTCATCCCGGTCGAGTTGATCCCGAGCCCATCGAGCCGCTTTCTTGGCATGATCTCCGTGCTTTTCCAACGACGGTAAGTCGTTGAACTCGGACAAAGGTAAAGGGCCTTGTGGCATCGGGGCTTCAGGAGGACTTGTTTTCACGTCCTCCTTACGGCGTACCTCTGCCTCTAGCTGCAATACCTTTTCTTCAAGGCTTTTCCGCTTGGATACTTCCTTGTTGATCCGTTCTTGGATTTCCCCCCTCAGTTTCTTATCAAGAGGTGATTTGTGTGAAAGAACGCCTTCTTCTCCCCCATCGGTCTCCTCTTCCACTGGTGACTCTTCAGTCTCAGCGGGATCGGGTTCCTCAGGTGAATTTTCGGCTGGTGAGGTCTCTACCTCTGCCGTGGACGGTTCAGTTTTTTCGGGTTCCCCCGGAGCTTCGTCTTCCACGGCGGTCGGTTCCGGTGTTGGCGCTTGTGCCTGCGATCTCGCAAACAACTGCGCCGCTGCCTGACCCGATGAGACGTTGCCCAACTTATCTTCATCACCCGATTCAGAGGCCGGTGAAGCTACCTCGGTTTTTACACTCATATATCATCATCACCAATCATGGCCGGTGAAGCCGCCGTTACTGCCTACAACACGTCATCACCATTTAGAGGTTGGTGAAGCCACCTTTAAGGCCATAAAGGAATCCATATTTACGGTGTCAACCATATTTATTCGGTTGAATCGGAGTCCCTCCTGTCCAAAAAATCATCGTACATGGAGATCAGGTTCTCATAGCTCCTGAGTTCTCCCACCGCCGCGCAGGTTAGCCGGTCATCCTTCATCACTGCATCCGAGCATAGTTCCCGGATGACTACCTCACGCTGATCCCGGATGGCGTCGATATAGGTTTCGAAATTCCCATTCGGTATGAGCTGTGCCATTGCCGCTTGAAGGTCGTCGTCTCTGAGAGATTGGCGGGGTTTCTTGGCCATTATGCTCCGAGCCTCCCGATTTTAGCGTTTCCCTGCTGGGTGATCTGAAACTGGAGTTGCTTGGCAATCTTCTCAATCCGTTTTCCTAAGGGGTCGTCCTTATCCTGCATCCTCTTCTGGACCACGGGGTCTCCCTGCAGGTAGTTTTGGATTACGTTAAGCCCCAGCTCTGGAGGCGTGCCCAGCTTGATATCCTGATCCTGACCAGCATACACCTTGGCCAGCATGTCCTGCATTTCTCCCACCACCTTTTGCTGACCCTGTTCCCTTGGAAGAAGTATCCGTTCAGCAATAACTGGATCCACTGACTCAATCATTGCCTGCATCCACTCGGAGTAGTCTACAATCCCATCCCGGTTGGCAGTGGCCACGATTTTTGCAATCTGCTCCAGCTTCTTGTAAGTGGCTTCCGAGTCCATGGAGTCCACCCGGAAACTAAGGACGAAATCGAACTCTTCCCCTTGGTCCCCCTTGCGGAAATCGATTGCGTCAATCTGGCGAAGTCCGACCACCCGGAAGTAAACTTGCTCCGACCCGTACTGTTGATAGAGGGACCAAATCTGGCGAAAAGCCGACGACCAAGAAGCCATGAACTTATCGACTTCAAACTGGTTCTTCATCGCTGCAAACTGAGGGTCTCCGTCCTTGGACGGGAATCCGTTGTACTGGTTGAAGTCACTCCGAAGCATCTGCTCGCTGAGATCCGTGTTACCATCAGGCCTAGGATGATCGAGAAAGTGGTACTCGCCGGGACGCCGCTCAGGGAGCCGTGCCGCTGCGCCCCACTTTAGGGGAGGCCGACCGCTGGGGTAACCCATGGGCGGCATAATGGCGATAGAGGCGGCGTCCACCCGTGAGTCCTTGTGGACTTTGATTTGATCCTGAATCGGCTTCCCCGGTTCCGGTACGCCCCGGGAATCATGCAGCCTTTGAGAAAGGTATTCCCGGCGATGAAGCACAAAGGGGTACTGTCCGTGGGCATATCCGAGAAGACCATACTTCGCATAGCCTTCGTGGCTGATACTTGCGGGGAGATCTGGATGGAAGATCGTCAGGTATATTCCGGGTACCCCCTCACTATCGGACAGTCTCTGATAGGCGTACACGACACCGACCAAGTCGGTCATGATCTGCTGGGAAAAAATAAGCGACCGGGAATTAACCTTGTTGTAGTCCGACTGCGCTATGTTGAGAAGTTTTCCACGGCACTTTTCTATCGCCTCTTCAACCCAACCCTCATCCCAATCGTCGCTATTTACAAAAGAACGTAGTTTCTCTGGAGTGAAGTATTGAACCCGATATATCGCGGGAGCAGTCTCAAGGTCGGTGGAGAACTGAGGGATGAACAGGTCCTCGTCTAAGTTAAAAGCTCTTACCACCGGTCGGCTTTTCATCTTCCCCAAGGTGGATACAGTGGTCACTCCCTCAGCCAAAAGCTGCGCGATCATCTTTTTTGCTTTGGA